TAATACGCTGGCGACTCTTTCATATATCCGCTGGTCCGTTCGTAACCGTTTATTATTAAAATACCCACGCCACAAGCTGGCGAATGACGGGACGAAATTCGGCGTCGGTCAGGCAATCGTTACGCCTAAAATTATGAAAGCCGAACTTGTAAGCCTGTTTACACAATGGGAAGCGCGCGGAATTGTCGAAGGTTCCGACCAGTTTATCAGCGATTTAATCGTCGAGCGTAACGCCGACGACCGTAACCGCCTAGATATTCTTTTGCCGCCTGACCTGGTTAATCAGCTTCGGATCATGGCTATTCAAATTCAATTCAGAGTCTAAAGGGGGCTATTACAATGAGCAGACGCGGCGGTATAATTTACGTTAAAGCGGATTCATATCAATTCGACGTTAAAGGTCAATTCGAATATAATTTAGGCGTTCCAAAGCGTGACCCGATTATCGGCCATGATGGAACCCACGGTTATAAGGAAGTGCCACAGGAAGCCTATATTTCGGGGGAAATTACAGATTCCGCCGATATGGACCTTAAAAACGACCTTTTGAACCTGACAGGCGCCACCATTACGCTAGAACTTGCAAACGGTAAGGTTATCGTATTGGAAGAAGCGTTTTATTCAGGCGACGGGACAGGCCAGACCGAAGAAGGTAATATAACCGTTCGGTTTACTGGTATCACCGCCAAGGAAATAAAATAATCCCGCTTTAAAAATTAAGCGAATTGAAATACTATAAACCGTGGGGTAAAACCCGCGGTTTTTTGTAGGGTAGAGCAGTCCGGTAGCTTGTGAGTCTCATAAACTCAAGGTCGGCGGTTCGAATCCGCCCCCTGCAACCAATTAACAAAAAGGAATTAGAAACATGGAAAATCAAGACACTGACGAAGACGGCAAAAAGGTTTTTAAAAACGTATCAACAACGGACGACGGCCAGAAAATTATCCCGCTGGATTATCCGTTTCAATATGGCGACGAACAAATAACAGATATTCAAATTCCGCGAATCAAAGCCCACCACATGCGCGGGATTAACGGTAAAAAGCTGGACGATGGCGATATAGAAGAAATGCTTAAACTGATTCAAGCGCTTGTAGGAAAAGGTCGGAAATATATTGATAATATCGACATGGTGGATATTCAGACAATCGGCGCGGTATTACAGGATTTTTTTCCGAATGGCCCGACGACTGGAAAGCCAGCATAGAATTACTGGCGGGGGCGCCGTTCTATATATGCCCGTCTGTATTGGATAACTTCGACTCTAGTGATATGATATTTTGGAGGGATACGGCGATAAGTCGGACAAATAAAGAAAAGGGCAAGTAAATTTATGAGTAGCTTTGCATTAAATATAAAAATCGGCGCGCTTGATGAATTTACAAGTACCTTTGCCAACTTATCCCGAAGCCTTAACCGTGTCGGAAAATCCGCGACCGCCGTCGGTAAAAAAATGACTATGGGTTTAACCGCGCCTATCGTCGGGCTGGGCGTATTTTCCGTTAAAACCGCCGCGGACTTTGAAACATTACGAACCGCGTTAGAAACCGCGACGGGATCCGCTAGCGAAGCGGAAAAAGAATTTAATCGTCTTAAAGAATTTGCCGCGTCGACTCCGTTCCAATTAGAAGAAGTCGTAAGCGCCTTTATTAAATTGAAAAACATGGGTCTTGACCCGTCACAGGAAGCCTTAACCGCATACGGTAACACCGCCGGCGCCATGGGTAAATCGCTTGAACAAATGATAGAAGCCGTCGCCGATGCCGCGACCGGTGAATTTGAGCGATTAAAAGAGTTTGGTATAAAAGCGTCAAGCGAAGGGAATAAGGTAACGTTCACATTCCGCGGCGTGAAAAAGACCGTCCGCAAAGAAGCCGACGAGATTGAAGAATATTTAAGAAGTATTGGACTGGTCGATTTTGCCGGCGGGATGGATAAACAAGCCAATACAATTAACGGCGCGTTTTCAAATATGACCGATTCGATTAAATCCGCCTTGGATATTGTCGGGACTGATATAGCGAAGACGTTAGACCTTAATTCGCGGGTGCGTCTTTTTTCTGACACGATTAACGGCCTGGCAAATTCTTTTAATCAGCTTCCCGCACCGATTAAGGAAATAGCGATATGGTCCGCTATCGGTGTCGCCGCGCTGGGGCCTATTGTGGCGGGCGTGGGCCAGCTTATTATCGGGCTTGGCGTCATGGTCGCCCTTGCCCCGCAAATCGCGACAGGGTTCGCCATGATAACCGCCGCGGCGCCATGGCTATTATTGGCGGCTATTGTCGTCGGTATCGGGATCATGTTTAAAAAATTGATGGATAATGTCGGCGGGTTTAAAAACGCCATTATCCTTTTAGGGACAACGATTCTTGATATGTTATTGGCCCCGATGCGTCTTGTCGCCTTGCTATGGGATAAAATATTAGGGTCATTCAACCTTGCGCCGGCATGGCTAACAAAATTCGCGACGGGATCCATTACCCGCGACATGGCGACAAAATTCCAAAATGAAGAATCGGCGGGGTCAAGTCCCGCCAGTGACGCTATTCGGGAACAAAAGGAAATTAACGTAAATCAAAACGCAAAGACCGATATTAACGTCAAGTTTGAAAACGCCCCACGCGGTACACGGTCGGAGGTTAAGAGCGATAGTAACGCGAACGTATCAGTCGAACAGGGCGTAGCTATGGAAGGGGTCTATTAATGTCATGGCGGGATAATTTACGCGAAGGAAGTTTTAAGGGCGTTCCGTTTAAGGTGGAAAGCCACGAAGCCGCTTATAATCGGCGGACGGTCGTTAATGAATACCCGTTTCGGGATGTTCCATATACCGAAGACATGGGCCGAAGTGCGAAGCGCTGGGACGTACAAGCCTATATCGTTGGAACCGACTATATGGTCGGTCGTGATGCCCTTTTGGAAGTTATCGAGGAAGGCGGGGCCGGGTCTTTAATTCATCCATATTTAGGAACCCACCGCGTTATATGTTCCGACTGCAGATTTAGAGAATCCCAAAATGACGGCGGCATGGTCACGTTTTCCCTTTCCTTTGTCGAAGCCGGCGAACAAATTTTTCCAAATGGGGATCTTATTCCGTCCGCGCAAGTGGAATCCGATGCGGATAGCCTTATAGACGCGATACGAACCCAATTTATCGGGGGCATAACCTTAACAGGAGTCGCCGAGTGGGTGCGAAATTCATATTCAGGCGGGCTTTCAAGCGTCGCCGATGTATTTAATGACATTAAAACGGTGGGCGGTATCAATAATCAATCGACGACCAGCCTTATTAACCAAGCCGCGGACTGGGTGGCAAATGTAACCGAATTGCAAAATCCCGCCCTTGCGCTTATTGCCGACGTTCAAGCCACCGCGGATAAAATTATATCCACGTTTGAAGGTATTATAGACCTTGCCCCTTCGTTTGACGATTCGAGCAATAACCTTGTTCGTTTTACCGATTTTTCGGTTAGCCGGGCGACCACCACAACCGAGCAAGCTAAAATCGCAGACGCTAACGCGCTGGAACTGGAAAACTTTATTAAAACGGTAGCCGTCGCCAATGAAAGCAAAGCCGCGGTTAATAGGTCCTATGGGTCATACGAAGAAGCCATAGACAGCCGTAAGGCTATTTTAGGCCGTATTGACACGCTGGCAGGGGAAACGACAAACGATACCATATACGAACGTTATCGTTCTATTAGGGCGTCCGTTGCCGCCGCAATCCCGTCCGAGGAAACAAGCCTTCCCCGCATACGGGCGGTCGAATTAAAAAAAACCTTGCCGTCGCTGGTTTTGGCATACGATTTATACGAAGACGTGGACAAGGAAACCGATTTAATAGCGCGGAATAATATCCGTCACCCCGGATTTATGCCAGGCGGGCAAGAATTGAATGTTTTAGATTATGACCAAAGTTAAATTAAAAATTGATAATACGGCATATACGGGATGGCAGACCGTAAACGTCGTCCGTTCTATTGAAGCGCTGGCGGGTCGATTCGATTTACAATTAACGCAAAAAACACCTTTTCCAATTCAGCGCGGTGGATCCGTAGAATTAAGACTTTACGACGAACTGGTCATAACGGGCTATGCCGATTCTATCGAACCAGAAATTACAAAAGACGAATATAAAATATCAGCAAGGGGCCGCGATAAAACGGGCGACCTTGTTGACGCGTCCGCGCTGGTAGAAAGTCAGGAACTTTTAAACGTGACCTTGCGCGAAATTATAGAAACCATAATAGAGCCGTTCGGAATTAAGGCGACGTTTGAGCAAGAACCACCCGAACGCTTTAAAAAGTTTTCATTTCAAGAAGAGTCAGGCTTTGAAGCCATAGAACGGGCTTGTCGTCTTCGTGGCGTGTTCGCTTCGTCAGACGCGCAAGGGAATATCGTAATTCAGGAATACGGGGCCATACGGACAAGTGTCGGCCTTACACTGGGGGAAAATGTGTTATCTGTCCGGTCTTTATTCGAAGAAAATAACAGATTTTCGGAATATCTGGTTTATGGACAGCAAGCCGGCGACGATAATATTAGTGCCGCGGCAAGTGCAAGCCCTAGCGGTTCGGCAAAAGATTCAAGCGTCAAACGATACCGTCCTTTAATTATTATTGCCGAAGGTTCAATAGATTCAGCCACCGCCCAGCAACGGGCAGAATGGGAAGCGACGGTTCGCGCGGCCCGCGCCGAAACAAGCGAAGTAACCGTTCAAGGCTGGCGCCCTGACCCGAACACGCCCGGATTATGGCGGGAAAATCGTTTGGTCCGGTGTAATATGCCGCAAGCGGGTATCGTCGGCGACATGTTAATTAAAGAAGTAAGATTTTCATTAACTGATACAGACGGGGAAAAAACCGCGCTTATGCTGGTCCGACCTGACGCATATATTAAAAAACCTGAAATTGAAGATAAAGAGGGTCTAGGCTATGAATAAAAAGCTATTAGAACCCGTCGTAAAGCGAGTCCGCCTTTTGTTAGGCCGTGGCATTGTCCGCCTGGTTAATGACGCCGGGGGCCTTCAAAAAATGCAATTATCGTTAATGGGTAACGAAGTCCGTAGCAATATCGAGCGTATGCAAGAATATGGATATTCGTCCGTCCCCCTTGATGGTGCCGAAGCCGCGGTTCTATTTATTGGCGGCGCCCGTGACCATGGTATCGTCGTCGCGACTGACGACCGCCGTTATCGTATTAAATCGCAAAAGCCCGGCGAAGTCGCAATTTATACCGACGAAGGCGATAAAATCGAATTAAAACGGAATAATCAAATCAAAATCACGACGAATCAGTTTGTCGTCGATTGCGAAGAATTTACCGTAAACGCGTCCGATAACGTGACATTTTATACGCCGATTGTTCGCGCGAATAATGATATAGTAGACCGATTTATAACAAATGCAGACAGCAATTACACGATGCGGGTAACATATAACAGCCATACACATAACGAAAACGATAGCGGCGGGCCGACGGATCCGCCTAACCAGCAAATGGACACTTAAAAATGAGCGACGCGGCATTAATATGGTTCCCTTTTGGGGCAGATATAAACATAAGCAACGGGGATTTATCTCCCGATAACGGACTAGCCACCGCCGTTATGATTAGTTTGTTTACCGATGCCCGCGCCCCTGGCCCCGATGCTTTGCCCGAAGGTGAAGACTCGCTTCGTGGATGGTGGGGCGACTTGGACACGTTTAAAACAGGTTCTTTATTGTGGACAATGGCCCGCGAGAAAGTTTTACCAGTAACCGCCGCCAAGGCGCGGGAATATTGTATAGATGCGCTGGCATGGATTAAATCGCAAGGTATCGCGTCCGAAATTCAAGTCGAAGCCGATATAGTCCGTCCTTTTGGCCTTGAAATAAAAATTCGTATTTATAGAGGGGATTCAAAAAGGTATGCTTATTTATGGGATGCGATAAAGACCTATGAATCCGTCACGGTTCAAAATACAGGTATCAGCATAGATTTTATAGAATAGGGGCGGACAATGGCGTTTAACAGACCAAAATTATCAGACATTAACAGCCGAATAAAAGCGGACATAGAAACCCGCCTTAATACTGGTAAGCTATTGGCGGCTTCATTCCTTGGCGGCATGGCGACGTCATACGCCGGCGCGGTTCATTCATTGCATGGTCATATCGTATGGGCCACCCGTCAATTATTCCCAGACACCGCGGACGCGGAAAACCTAGACCGCTGGGCGTCAATATGGGGGGTTGAACGAACCCCCGCGACGTTTTCCGTCGGGAACGTCACATTTACAGGGTCAAACGGTACAATCGTCCCGACCGGTGTCCGCCTTAAACGGTCAGACGGTGCCTTTTATCTAACGACAGCAAGCGGGACAATAGTCGCCGGCGTTGTAACTATTGCCGTTAAGGCCGTAAACGCTGGCGCGGCGGGGGATATGGACGCGGGCGTATCGCTGGAATTGGTTAATTCAATCGCTGGAATTGATACCACCGCGACGACCGCGGCGGGTGGACTTACAAACGGGGAAGATTCGGAAAGCGACGCTTCTTTGCGTGTTCGGGTTCTTGACCGTATTCAGCAACCGCCACACGGCGGCGCCCAGTTTGATTATGTGACATGGGCCAAGGAAGTAAACGGCGTTACGCGCGCATGGGCTTATCCGCTTGCAATGGGCGCGGGAACCGTAACCGTTACTTTTGTGCTGGATAACGAAGACGATATTATTCCCGATAGTGCCAAGGTTGCCGAGGTGCAAGCCTATATCGACGACCCTATTCGTAAACCAGTAACCGCCGAAGTAACAGTATTCGCACCGACTCCCGTGGAACTTGATTTTACCATTCAATTATCACCCGACTCCGCCGAAGTCCGCGCCAATGTCGAAGAATCCCTTCGCGATTTATTGCGCCGCGAAGCGGAACCGGGCGCGACGATTCTAATATCCAAAATTCGCGAAGCGGTCAGCGTTGCCGCCGGCGAAAATGATAATACAGTTACCAGCCCGTCCGCGAATGTGACACATGCCGCCGGGGAAATTGCAATTTTCGGGGCTATTACATGGACCTAAGCAAATATAGAAATATGATTTTCGACCTTTTGCCGCGGGGTCTTGCATGGCCGCGCGAACGAGGGACAAATTTAGATAATTTAATCACAGCCGAAGCGGTCGAATTAACGCGCGTCGATAGACGGGTCGCGGATATGATAACCGAATCTTATCCTTTAACGTCTGGCGAATTGTTACCCGACTGGGAACGTGTAACGGGATTGCCTGACCCATGCGTCGGAACGCCTGACACGGTGCAAAAAAGACGCGAAGCCGTTAATAGAAAATTAGGTGCAACGGGCGGACAAAGTATTAATTATTATATTGATGTAGCCGCGCGCGCTGGTTACACGGTCACGATAACGGAATATACCCCTTTCCGCGTTGGTTTAAATGCTATGGGCGACCCGTTGGCGTCCGAAGACTGGGCTTATGCGTGGCAAGTGAACGCCCCCGCCGAAACCGTCCGCGTTTTCCGCGCTGGTCAGGGATCAGCCGGCGAAGCATTGCGGACATGGGGAAATGAAATTTTAGAATGTGCATTAAATCAGGTGAAACCCGCCCACACATATTTAATTTTTGCTTATGGAACGGCGGAATAATTGTAATGGCTTGTTTAAAATGCCGATGGGAATTACAATAAACACGAATAAAGGTATGACATGAAAAAGATTGATAACAGCACCGCAACGGATGAAAACGAATTTACAGGCGGAAACCCCGCCGTCCCGACTCCCCCGACTGTTTTACCAGCCGAATACATGAATGTTATACAAGGCGAACTTGTAAAGATTGTCGAAATGGCAGGTATCGCGCTGGACCAGACGGGCGCGGATAAGAATCAGATAGCTAAAGCGTTGGCCGCCCATTGTGCGGGTCTTGATTTTTATAGCGACAGCGGTACCGCGAATGCTTATGTCTTATCCGTTATAGGTTCAGGCGAAGCCGCCAACACACAGCCACCCGCCTATTTTGATGGTATGAGGGTTCGGTTTATTCCAGGGAATGACAATACAGGCGCGTCCACGGTTAAGGTCGGGACGCTGGCGATTAAGAATATTAAAATCGGCGCGGGCGCTGGTAATAATCCAAGCGCGGACACATTCGAAGCGGGAGTCATTACAGAACTATATTATGACGAAGATAACGACTGCTTTAAAAAATCTTATGTCGCCGGCGGCGTTAGTAAAGCAACCCAGGCCGAAGCCGAAGCCGAAACGGCGGACGCTAATATTACCGCGGACAATGCTAAATATTTGCCTGGCGTAATTAAGAAATGGGTAAGCTGGACAGGCACCGGAACGGTTGCAATTAACGATAGTTACGGCGTTTCTTCAATTACTGATAACGGAACGGGTGATTACACAGTTAATTTTCTGGGAAATATGGCGACCGTTAATTATTGTCCGATTATATCAAATAAAGATAGCGTCGGCGGAGGTGCGACAACCTTCGTAGAAAAGCATGACTCCGCTAAAACCGTTTCTTCTATTCGAGTACAGGGATTTTTATATACAGGCGCGGTGGCGGATATTCAAAACGGTTACGTTGCAATTTTAGGGGATTTAGCATAATGGAAAAAAGAATTATTTATAAAACTATTGAAGGGGGGATTCATATTGTTATTCCGGCCCCAAGAATCGATTTAAAAGACGTTATTAATTCGGCGGTTCCTTCCTATCGTTTTTTCCAAAAAATTCAGCAAAACGAAACAGATAAACAAGCAAAAGAGCGTTTAGGCGTCAAAGACCTTGATAAAAAGCTGGATCATAAAATTATTGATGCTGGTCAAATTCCCGAAGATAAAACGTTTCGTGACGCTTGGGACATTGACGGAAACGGAATAAAGGTTGATATGAAGAAAGCGCGCAATATCCACATGTCGCGCATTCGTGAAGCCCGTAACGCCGCCTTGCAAAAACTTGATATTGAGCAATTACAAGGAAAGGACGTATCGGGTCGTAAACAGCATTTACGTGACGTTCCGAAAAAATTTGATTTAACAGCCGCCAAAACAGCCGAAGAATTAAAGAATTTATGGCCCGAAGAACTAAAGGACTTTAAATAATGAAACAGATAGATTCGTCCACCGCGACGATAGATAATACATTTACCGAAGGGGATCCAACGACTCCCGAAGCCGCCACACAAGTAACCGCGGACTGGCTTAATGTCTTACAAGCGGAATTGATTAAAATTGTCAAAATGGCCGGCATTACGCCCGACCAAACAAGCGCGGATAAGAATCAGATAGCTAAAGCGTTGGCCGTTCATGTCGCAGGTCTAGACTTTTATAGCGATACTGGGACAGCCAATACGTACACGCTGGCAGTTACAGGGTCAGGCGAAGCGGCAAACACGCAACCGCCCGCGTATTTTGACGGTATGCGCGTCCGTTTCTTTCCAGGGAATAATAATACGGGGGCTTCGACCGCAAAGGTGGGGACTCTAACAGCTAAGGACATTAAAATCGGCGCCGGCGCTGGAACAAACCCCACCGCGGGGGTTATTTCCGCTGGTAATATGATTCAGCTTGTTTTTGATGCCGCAAACGATTGCTTCAAAATTGTTAATCCTAAAATTGATAATGACGTCGTTTCGTTGGTTCAAAATGGATATAAAAAAGAAGCCAACGGGTTTATAATTCAGTGGGGATATGTCGCGTCTATTGCGGTGGATACACGTCAAGCCGTAACCTTCCCGATTACTTTCCCGAACGCTATATTTGTCGCCGTTGCTAATTATGTTTCAACTGGAACGTTTGAAGACCACGGGGAATCTTATGGCGTTAATAGCCTGACAGTATCAGGTATGAATATAGAAAATAATTATATAACACCGACTCAGGTCGAAAAATCATATCCCGCGACGTGGATAGCAATAGGATGGTAAAAAATGAAATACGCTAGTTTTGATAAAGACGGGTTCCCTACTGCCTTTTATGACACCGAAATAAACGGGGAAAATATTCCAAAAGCCGCGGTCGAAATATCAGATAAAGACTGGATGGAATTTATTAATAATCAGGGCGCCCGCGCATGGGATGGATCCAAAGTTATTTCTAAATTCCGTCAAGTCAATTTGACCATGGAGGATATTCGGAAAAAAAGAAAATCTTTATTGTCGGCGTCTGACTGGACCGCTTTAAACGATGCACCGTTGGATGAATCAAAACGCCGCGCATGGAATAAATACCGTCAGGAATTGCGCGACATTACCAACCAAAAAGACCCAAACGCAATTAAATGGCCTGACCAGCCAAAATAATTATTTTAATAATTCGCGTATTTTAGCCTTGTCCGCATTGCAGGACTCTAAGGCCTTTTCGTCATGCAAGCCCAAAACACCCAAATCAATATCGGAAACCGTATTTAAATCAGGCAATAAAGGCGCTGGGGTGGGTTCTAACAGCGTGGCGGGTATCGCTGGGGCATTACTGGGAACGAAGGCCGTACCGTCGTTCGTAGCGCAAGCGCAAAGACTCCATGATAGAAGGGGAATTAATAACGCAATCCGTATTTGTTTGGCCTTCGACGCGGCGTATCGCTTTATCATAATCGCGAGTCCTTTCCTGATTTTCTTTAATTGTTTGTTCAAGCGCGGCAATATGGGACGTATAACGGTTTTCTAATTCGTTATTTGCGTTCGTCAGCTTTGTTTTATCGGCCTGTAATGTGCTTATCGTCGTCGCCTGGTCGTTTATCGTGTTAATGATGTATCGAGCGCCAAAGAATAGCCCCGCGGCAATAGCAAGGGCGATTACGACCTTCCAAGGTATGGCGCCCAGTATCTTACCCCCGAATAATTTAATTGCCGTCCACATGGTTAAGCCTCATTTACACTTTCCCGACCATAGTCGCCAGCAATAACGAACGGCATAACGCCGGTCGGCTGGGATATTTTCCACGGGCAACGGCGCGCGGTCAGTAAGCGGGTTTTACTTATTTTCGTGATATTCACCTGGTCAGACTGATTCCCACCTAGCACAAAATAAAACTTTTCGTTTTCGGCAACATATAAACCGACATGCCCGTCACGACCCGCGCGGGATCCACGCCAGAAAACCAATATATCGCCGAAACTGGCTTTATCGACTGCAGTCCCCCACGTCGCAAAGTCACGCGCCCGGACCTGGCTAAAATTCTGGGGCGGTTCAAAATTCGCCCGCGCTATCCAATAGGAAACAGCAAGTCCGCACCATGGAATCGAATCTTGTGTATAAAAATCCTCAATAACCCCGCCTAAATACGTCGCCATGTCGATAACGTCTTGCGTATTACCGACTCCCGGCGTTTCTTTCAGTCCATAGCATTTAAGCGCTTCCCGCATGATATTAGGGCCTTTACGGTCGGCGTGGTCTTTGACCCAGTAAAACGCGTCAGGAAGGGGCAAGGGTCGGAATTTATCTATTTGCATGGGTTTAATTACTTTCTAACATTCGAAGCCTGTTTTCGGTGCTATCGACCTTCGTTTTTAATTCCTTCATTGTATCATTAACCTGATTAACGCGCGATTCCATAAATCTTAATTCGTCCACCTTGGACTCCAGTGTTTTAACGTCGCTTTTCATTTCGGTAAATTCGCGAAGTATATTTTCCGCGTGGCGCTGGGCGAAGTCTTGAACTTCTTTATAAAGCCGGTCGCCGTCGTCGGTCGTAAAGCGGCTATTCAAAAGTCCGTCATAATTTTGCCCGATACGGTCCAGCTTGTTAGCGTTGCTTTCAATTTGCCTTGATATGGTTTCTTGATTGCCTTGCATTTTAAGGACAAGAGTCGCGGTTTCGCGCTGGATTGCCTGTATTTCCGCAATCGCTTGGGTATTGCTTTTAATACGTCCGCTAAGGCTATCGGCGTCGCTTCGGTAAGTATTGTAAACAAGGATGGCAATAAACCCGCCCAGAACGGTAATAAACCCTATCCATGTCCAAGGATTTTCAAGCGCCTTTGAAACGCTTCCTTGATTCGCCCGCAAATTGTCCAAGGATTCTTTTTGTAATTCGACGGCCAGCGCCTTTAAATCGTCATTCGTCATTGTTCGACCCTGATTATCCCCCGTCAATGTTATTTCCCCCAGATAATAGACTTATTTTTTAAAAAGGGTACCACGGTTTTAATCGTCTTTCCAGCTATCAGCTATTGCCAGCCCCGCGGCTTCGGCGGACTTGCGTTTTTCCGCGTCGTGAATATAACGGCTTGATGTTTCCAGCTTCGCATGACCGAGGAAGTCGGCGACTTGACGCTGGGTTAATCCCGCATGGGAATGGGCGAAGGACCCCGCCGTATGGCGTAAATCGTGAATACGAAAATCGGGAAGGCCGGCTTCGCGTCTGATTTTATCCCATTGTCGCCAGGTCCACGACATGGCTTTTCTTTTATTACGTACGGCGGGGAATATGAAACCGTTCCGCGGCTGACCTTCTTCTTCGTGTATCTCTCTTAATTTATCGACGACCGGCGTCGATAGGTAAACCGTCCGTCCGCCTGTTTTATTGTCAGGCATGATATAAAGGCCGTTATTCAAGTCCAGCCATTCCCAGCGCCCCAAACGCCATTCGTCACGGCGTAGGCCCGTTAATAGCAATAATAAAACCAAGTCGGCATATTTCCACCCTGGGCGCTTTGATTCTTTGTATCGGGCCAGCAATTTAAAGAAGTCCAAATTTTCCCCCTTGGACAATATCCTTTGACGGGTTTTTTCTTTATATCGCTTCACCTGTTTAAGTGGATGGTTATCGGTCCCAATGCCGTACCATTTCAGCGCGCACAAGACCAGAGCGACGCAACGGTTAAAGGTCGTCGGGCTATCTTTAAGGCGTTTACGTAGTTTGGATATTGAATCGGCGTCTATGTATTCAATGCCGACTTTCCCGATAGCGTCGTTAATATGGCGCCATAATGAATTATAAGACTGCAGGGTTTTAGGTTTCAATTCATAGGCGCGCTGGTCTTGAAACGCTTCGGACAATTCGCGGACTGTCTTTACCGCCCCACCCTTCCGCGAAAACGGGTCTTTACCCGCGTATATGTCACCCAGTAGCGCGCGGGCTTTCTTGATGGCCTTCGATATATCCAAAGCACCGACACGCCCCACGGTCTTAATGCGCTGGCGACCAGCCATACGATAGCGAAGGACGAACGATTTTATTCCGTTATTGGTACACCTAACCCCGAATCCGGGAGTCGCGGGATCCCATAGGTAAACCAGATTTTTACCTTTCGGGCATTTCAGCCGGTCGATTGATTGATTCGTAAATCTAGGCATAAAAAAAGCGTCCTATATCCCTCTTTGAAAATATAATAAAGGATAAAGAACGCTTTTACTATTAATATTTGCGCGGATTACAGGGCTTGCAAGGCTTTTTGAGCGCGGTTTTGAAGGTCTAACCATGTGGCCTGAACCTTCGGTTTATCTTTCAAAGCGCCTTTAACGGGCAGACCGAACGAAACAAGGTCTTCGATAATACTTTTCACGTCGTCGCGGCTTTCCGTCGCTTGCGCTTCGTCGTCGTTTCCCGTCGCGGCTATGGCTTGTTCAATATCGGCCTTTGTGAAACCTGATTTACCCGTCGCCTTTACGCCTGACAAGTCGACATTGCTATCTTTTGCCAATTTTTCGGCGGCGTCGCTTGCGAATTTAACCGCTTGCGCTTCGGTTGTTTCTGTAACGGTCGGATTCACGTCCGACGCGACCGTATCGGTCTTGGCTTGGTTTTCTGTAATGGCTTGGTTTTCCCCGTCTTCGACTTGGGCCGAACGCTGGGCGGTCACGCCTTCGATAGCCGAATCAATATCCGCAACGGTGTAAACGCCGTCTTTGCCCGTGCCTTTGCCTTCTTCGAATTGAACCGCGTATTCGTTTGTCGTCGCGGTGGCATAATCGGCGGCGTCTTGCGATTCGTATTTTACATTATTGATTGATACGATAGCGTCATTAACGCCGTTTTTGTCTTCCTTCATTGGATTAGTGGCTTTTCTTGTCATGGTTAGTTTTCCTTTTCATGGGTTAAGTTTTTCAATCCACCGGGCGGCGATAGAACCGTCGGTATAGTGTGGCAAGCCCTGGGCGTTTCCTGTAAGGTTGCCTTGATACATCCAGCGCCCAGTCCCCGCAAAACTATAAGTGTCAGAATACGGGTAAGAGAACGCAAAGCCAAGTCTATAAGTATATCCGTCGTCAGGAACGACAAAGTCGGGAATATCAAAATCGTGATAGCCCCCGCCCGGATGCAATTCGCTAGCGCCAGAATAAACAAAATCAAAAGTATTTGCCGCCGTCTGTCTAACGATTTTCGGAGTCATGTTACCCGAAGACGTTCGCGACATTCCGATTTTATCGACGGTAGCGCCTGGGGTCAGGGTTATAGTCTTATCAATGACAGTAAAAACCGTCGATAGGCCGGTCGTCGAATCCGCGATAGCCCCATAATGGACTCCCGGAATTTCCACGGGATCGGGAATCTTTGTAAGTTTCCACATGTCAAAATCGTAAGCGCCCGTCCCAAAGTATAATATATCATTGATAACATAAGCGACAGCGGCATGACGCGCGGACCATGGCGGCGCGGGTAATTGGATAACGCTTTTATCCGCTGGGTCAAAAACAAAGACCGTGTTTTGGTCAGCCCCACGGAAACCGCCAAGAATCCATATTTTACCGTCCCATGCGACGACATTATGGTACATTAGACCGTTTAAAATCGAACCTTTGCCATGACTTAACAGACGAATAGAAAAATCGGGAAGCATGACAAGAATATCGTTTTTATAGACTCGGTTTTGCCAGCCTGGGAAGTCGGTCGTTTCATAGGTGCCACCGCCAACAAAATATATGTTCCCATTCAATTCAACCGGATTATTTGAAAGAAAGCCGCGGAACCCTATAGGCATTTCGTCGCTATATAATTCCCATGTACCAGGCGCGCCCGTTGGCGAACGCCATAGGTCAGTAAAGAATGTCGTAGGCGCTGGGGATTGTGGTGTTATGGTCTGACCGCCCCCGACCCATATATAACCACCATAAGAAAAGGCATAATGACCGACACGATTAAGAAATGGTACGTTTGTATCTTCTACAATCCAGTCGTTTTCTGGCCCCGCCGCTTCTTCACCATTCCACGAATGAATGTCAGGTTGATAATTTCCGCTATTGCTATCGCCACCGATAACCCATATCCGCCCGTTATGGGATACAGCGGGGAAAACATGACGTCCCGCCCATGTCGGGGTCTTAAGGCTTGGCGTATAAGTTTCTCCGTCTTCGGTATATGTTACATGATTAAACCGCGCGCCATTAGCGGCCCAGCCGCCTAAAGCAAATAACTTTCCGTTATGGGATACCGTAGCGATACCGTCAAGACCGTTCATGTTTGGGGCTATTGCCGCTTGTGACCATACATATTGAGGCATATTATTTAAATCCTTTCCAATAAAACAACTTGGATAGAATCCTAGTCTATTTTTAATAATGTTAAAAGTTTTCATTATTCGCCCGCGTGGTCTGAAAAGATAGCGGATTAATTTTATCATGGCTTTGTTAATCCCGTTTTATGTGAGTATTCCCATTCGCTTATTTCGCGGTCAGGAATGCCCATTTCACGCATACCGACCCGCGCACACACCCAGCCGGCACAAGTGGGAAGTTTCCCGTCCCGTTTGACGTGACATTTAAAATCTTGCTTTCCTTCGAACGTGGCCTTTGCAACGTCACATTGCGTTATCGGGCAACCATTCGGCACCGTTCCACGGGTAAAGGCGCAAGTCTTACACCGTTGCGGGGCTTCCCCGTCGTCCGCTATAAGTTTTTGTTCGCCTATATCCGCCAGCCGCGCCATTGTTTCGCCCAGCTTGCGGCCTTCGTCAGTTACCCGCGCATGATTAACCTTTTCCCGGTTAATTTCCGATTGGTTAAATTTTTTCATATTCTGGGTTTATCCTATTTTGAATTGTTCGACACTTTTTACAGCTTCGATAATCGACATATCCGCAATACTGAAACCATGGATTCCATTTATGCCCCAGAAAAAAACAAACGATTCTTTTTATCGCCATGGGTTCCACCGTCGGAAAAATCGGTTCAATTCGTCCATAAGGGCAATACAAAGCCCGCGCCATGCGATATTAAAGCGTGTTTGTTCATAGGTTAATGTTTTGCTATAGCGCTGGAACCAGTCACGCTTTACGGCGTCGCTGGGGCTTTCCTTGCACGATGATTCGTAATAGATAATGCAAAGGTCCCCGTATAAGGCTATAACGCCTTCAACCCCGATTAATCGAAAATCAGAATCATATAGACGATTACAAATATAGCTTTCTGGGGTCGGTATGCCATTCATGGCGATAATATCGTCTAAAACGCCATATCTGGGATTCATACAAGCGTCGTTATAATGAAAAAGAAATTCTTTATATTTTTGGATATGTGACATTATGCTATTTTCCCCGCCTGTTTTAATTGAAGGAATTTATCCTTAATCGCTAGAACGGCTTTTTCTTGTTCGGTTTTCATATCATAAACGGTTTCGTCGATTTTAACGTTAAATATGGTTTCGTCACCTTCCCGCCCCTTTTGGGCGATTCCTATTTCGTGACCGTCATATTCAACCGCGAACGTCGTTTTATTAAATGCGCGGCCACCGTTTAAATGCAATACGTGACGCATGGTAACTTTTGTTTTGTCAAATTCAGTCATTTTTATACCTCAAATCGAATTGTGACTTCGCAGGGCGTCGCCGGAATTGTAAACGTTTCGTCGTGAAGGTCCCATAAATGAAGGTCGACCCCTTCGGTTCGTAATTCAATTAAAGAATCCCATACAGCCCGAAGAACGTCGTCCCTATATATGACGTTTGTATTCATGGCCTTTAATTTTTCTTCGACGCGATTATGAAGTTTTTTTATCTTTTTGTTAATATCAGGCATTATTTACCCCCGTCTTGCAATATTCGCGCGTACATTTCCGGGGTAACATTAAAGCTAACTATTGTTATTTCATTAATTAACCCTTCTTCGTCAGGTTGAGCCAAGAAGCTAAATCCTGGAAGAAGTGATTTAATCGTGTCTGGCTTCATTGATTCGTTAAATTTTATTGATACGCCATTACTGACAGGTTCAACCGATAGCGTGTTGCAAAGTTTTTCGCGGTCAAAATTTTCGTAAATTGGAATAATACTTTTCATTACGCCACCGCCTTAATGTTAAACCATTCGAATATGCTTAATAATGGTTCCTTGGATTGGTGCCAGCCATGCCCGCCTATTTTTTTATATTGGCCCAGATGATTAACGATTAATCCGATGTGATTACCGTCGATAAATGTCCACGATAAAAGGGTCGTTTGTGCAACGTCGGATCGTGTAAATCGGGCAACGGGATTATTTTGTTTGGCCCAGCCTTCGACGGCGTGTTGCAATCTTTCCGCCCGAATGTCTTTTAAATTTTTCATGGTTCGTCTTTCCTGTCAGAGTTAAACTGTAGGTAAGATATAGCATAAATCTAAATAAAAAGTAAATATTTTATATAAGCGATATATAAGCAAGTGTTTTATTATATGGTTTTAAGGATATTATTCCCCGCAATCCCGCATAAAACATATTGGCCATGTTTCTTGACTGGGTTTTTATCCGGCCTTATTCCCCGCATGGTGAAAATGGTCATATCTCTATAAATCCCTTATCCTGTATGGTTTCCCGTGATTGTGTCCCTTTTGTTTGTCTAACAGAGGGGATTGCTAAAAAAGAAGGGGCAAAGTACCAGCCAAAAATAATTTAAATTTGCGGTTGACTTGGTATAGTTACTATACTAGATTAGCTTTATCAACTTGACCATGACAGGAAAGAAAACGACGATGAAAATTACAAACGCAATTAAGAAACTTGAAAAAATCGCACCGGTTACAAAAAACGATAACGGTCTTTACACTTGTAAAATTACGGATAAAGAAAACGTCCATTTTTACGGTCAGGACGGCGATGTAATTTGTATCCATACAATGCGCGCCAATGAGCAATCGGACAGCATGACGGATTATTTCCCCCAGACCTGGCACGATAATATCACCCAAGCAATCAATTTTTGCGAATAGGGGGGATCATGTCAGATAATCTTTTTAATAAATTTATGGAATTTAAATTAGCCCTTAACGAATTGGGGGTTAATTTACCCCATACGATGGTTTTCCACCCTGACGATATGATGACGATAAGGCGCTTAGAAGCCCAGCGCGGCTTACATAATCCATATTTATCATTCCATTACGTTAATAACCGCGGTGAAATGCGCCCTAAATTTACAATGGGCGGCGAAGTCGAACTATTAGACGGCTTTAAGGAGGATTCTATAGATGGATAAAACAACCGAAAAGCTGGGCCGTCGCGGTTTTGTTGTTAAAGAATTGATAGAGATTCTTAAAACCATGCCCCAAAACGACGAAGTCGTCATAGTGGACGCCGATACGGGCTATATATTGCCTTTATCGTACGCCGGCAAAGATGAAACATTTATTCGCGAATCCGCATACCGCCCCGCGAATTTTACAGACGGGGATTATACGTTTCTGGTAGGCGATTTTGATAATTTTATAGAAAAGGAATAGTTAAAGATGGAAAACAAAGAATATTATTTAAGAAATAAAGACGCGGGATACCTTGGTAATTCATTCGTATGGTGGGCCATTGGTGGCGCGGGTTACACGGCCTATATTAATGGCGCGGAACGATTTACCGAAGCCGAAGCGTTAGCAATGGTCGCGCAGGATCGTAATAAATGGGAAATGTACGATTGCGCCGAAATTGATAAACGCCTTCACTTGGTTTTTGATAGTCAAGACGTCCGCCGCTTGGGTTCTGATGAAATAACCGGTCAAAGACACGCGCCAGCAAAATATTACCGCGAACCTGATTTTTATTATGAAGCGGACAACTGGGAATGCACATACCCCGATTTAGGCCTGCTTTATGATGAATTAGACGACGATAGCGGGGTTCTTGAGGTCGGAACGCTTTACAGTGGCACGTCTATCTATATCGCCGCTATATGCACCGAAACAGACGAAGAAGGCGACCCCTTAACCTATGAATATAAACAATATCCAAACGAAGCCGCGGCAATAAAAGCCCAGAAAGACGCATATAAGGCGTTATGTGCCGCTAATCCAGCCCTTGAAAGTGTAAAGCCATGACAAACGAAGCCGGTTTAGAATTTGAAAATGATAATTACGACGAAATGGAAAGGCTGGCGGGCATTAATACCGCCGCCGCTAATTCAGACGATAGTCGCCAAAAGGTTTTAGAATGGCTTTTTAATGGTGATACTGGAATATCCAGCAAGTCTTTAGCCGCCGAATTTCTGGGCGTTGATAACAAAAGAAAGGGTCGGTTTTATTGCTATCCACCGTCTGACCCTTCCGACCTTGGTCGATGCCTTCGATTAATTGAGGTAGCGCCAGCCGTTCGCGCTTGCGTCGATACATTGGCGGAAAAATCCGATTCATGGGCCAAAATAGCGCCCGTATGGGACAAGATTACCGAATCAATGAAAAAGGAAGTCGGTATTAACTGGGAAAAGGGCAATAGCGCGCCCTTGACCTATGAAATGATGAAAGCCGCCGGCGTATGATTGAAACAAAGAAAAAGCCAAAATCTATAAAAATACATAAAAAATTATGGATACCTTTAATAATAACCAAAAAAGGGACTCATGTTGAACATGGCCGCGAAGTCGATTCAGAGAAAGAATGCGAAATTCTTTGTCAAAAATTTATTGAAAACACCGTAAAGGTAGGCAAGGAATTTATTATTAACTGCCCGTATTGTAAGCGGAACTATAAAGTTTCTGATTTTATAGCCTGTTTTCCTGTAAATGCTGGGCCTAAATGTAATGGATAAAGTAAGCAATCAATTCCGCTTGATGTGTAAAAAATGCCGTTGCCTATGGGTGGCGGCATTGTTACCGATGGAAGTCGGGGCGCTTGTGAAAAAGATTCGTTACGAAAAATGTCCGTCATGCGGTGCCGGTCAGGAACATTTAAACGTTTATAATGGGAAAATAGAGATATGAAGATTCAAGTAATGGGGCAAAGAAAAGGCAAATCCGAAGCCATGGCCCAGTCGCTAAAATGCTATATAGCGAAAATGCGCCCCGGACAAAAGATTTTGATTATCGAGCGCGGCGGGAATCATTCGACAATAACCAGAAACGCCGACCAGATAGAGGATAAACGGGAATTATGATACTTGTCGCGCTAGAAAGCCCGTACGCGGGCGATATTGATAAGAACGTGGAATATGCCCGCCAATGCGTCGCGGATAGCCTGGTTCGCGGTGAAGCGCCCATAGCGTCGCATTTACTCTATACCCAGCCCGGAATATTGGACGACACGGTTCCCGCCGAACGAAAATTAGGAATAGAAGCGGGGTTATTGTGGGCGCGTCATGCAGATTATGCGGTTTTCTATACAGATTTAGGAATGTCGCCCGGCATGAAAGCCGCGGTTAAGTTTTATCAAAGACATTGCATACCAATTTATTATCGGACATTATACCCGGCGCGGCGGGGATAGGTGAGCGAAACGCAGACCCGACGACCCCCGCCCGCTTTTCCCATTTAAATAACTGGCTTTTTCTTGTACGATTAACCCCATGGGGGATATTTTCGTTTACAGATTTAAATCAAAGCGTATGGAAGGCCGTTTATGCGTCTATTGCCCCGCTTGTGATGAATTGCACCATTTTAATGACACTTGGCGCGTAACGGATGAAACAACCGCCCCCACGGTCACGCCTTCGCTATTGGTAACGACCAGCAAGGGCGAAAACGCCGAAAAATCAATTTGCCATTTTTATATTAGGAAAGGCCGTATTGATTATCTGGGCGACTGCAGTCACAAATTACGCGGTCAAAACTTCCCGATGCCACCTATACCGCCGAAATTTATCGAGGAAATTAACGAATGGGAGGGCGGGGCCAGTGTCAAAAAAGAGAAATAAAAGGATTAAGCGGAATCCATGGGTCATAATCCCGTCACATAAACCCGAAGACCAGCTTTATAATCGTCGAATCCTGACATATTTAGGGCTGGCGTATTCCGCTATATGGTTTCAGGAAGTCTTAATAGTTTTAATCGTATGCGCGGCCATTGGCGCGCCTATTGACGGCGCTATCGTCGCGGCCCTTTTGGGCGTCCCTACGTCATTGGCTGGTTTGGGTTTTTGGCGGTACCTGGAAGCGTGTAAACGTGACGACTTGGGAAAGATAAAGCCAGACGAAAAAAAAGCCCCATAGCGGGGCTTTATATTTTAAAGGGGCCGAATCCGACCGGTTTAAACGTCCATAGTGTATTGCATTCCAATGGCGGACATATACAAATTTAACATTTCGTCCGCTTCACGGCGTTTTTCGAGGTCGATTTTACGCAATTTAAGAATTTTGCGGATCGTCTTTGTGCAAAATCCCGTCCCTTTGGCTTCGGCGAAAACTTCCTTAATGTCTTCACCTAGCGCGGCTTTTTCTTCTTCCAAACGTTCGACCCGTTCAATGAATGATTTAAGCCTTGCCCCTGCCACCCCGCCCACGTCTTGCGCTTCGCTTTCTTTGGGTTCGTCGTCTATTGGTCCGATTCCCATGGCTTCGGAATTGTGTCCAATACCTGGCGATTCGGTGGGTCCGTCCGTGTTAGTTTCGTTATGTTTTTCGTCCTTAAAATCGTCGTGGTTTAATGACATATTGGTAAATCCTTTCCTTTGTTTAAATGGTCAAATAGTGAGGGTACACGGCGGCGATTATATCGTATCGCGTGATTTATGGCGCGTAATTTTTCGGCGTATTCTTGCGCCGTTATAGGCTTGCCCGTCCGTATGTTAAATCCGTATTTCATGGACATACGTCCCGCCCGGCGTGTTTATTCATTTCCGCGCCGTAATGCTGGCAATAATAAGCATGTTCGGCAATGCGTTGGCGTTCCACCCTGTCCATAACAGTATCGAAAAACTGGGGAACCCCATATATGGCGATATAAACCAGCGCATAGAAAACCATTATTATTTTTAAAATTTTCCATGCCAGCGCCCAGCGTTTGGGCTTCGTCGGTACCTGAAACAATATAGAGTTTTGATTGTGCATTTTCTTTCCTGTCATTTAAAAAATTATTTCACTTGATAAAGTCAATCTAGTATAGTAACTATACCTAGTCAACCAAATTTATCAATTAACAAATCAGGAAAAACAAAACATGACCAACAAACAAAAAAATTATAAGGCGAAGTCTTTTTTAAGCCTTAAAGAATTGGGGCCGGAACTGGAAACATACGCCAAAACTGACCCGCGCTTTCAATATACCAGCGACGCCGCCCGTCATTTAATCACCCTTGGCATGAAAGCCGATAAAGCCGCCCGCGATAAGGCTTTACGGGAAGCGGGATTATAATGGGTATATGTCAGGAAATGAATGGGGACGTTCGTTACAATCTGACAGGAAAGAAACAGAACGCCCCCAAGGAATTAGCCTAACGATGGAAAAGCTAACACTAGAAAATTATAGGGATTTAACCCAAAAAGCAAGCGAATATCAGCTTATAAACGACCGTGCATTAATACTTTTGGGCGATTCGGCGACGATTCTTAAAGATACCCCGTGTCATTTTGACCGTTGCATATCTGACCCGCCTTATGAGTTTGACGCCGCCGGCGGAAAATCCCGATTCGGTAATAAGGTAAATTCTTTCGAGGTCATGCGGTCTAAGGGTTTAGCCGATGGCTTCGACGAAAATATTATTCGGGAAATTGCCAAAACCGCCGATTCGGTTATTCTCTTTCACCATAACGATCAGGATTACGCGATAACGGGATTATTAACCCAGCCATACAGCGAATTAGATTTTATTGATGATGAAGCGACTCCGTTAGTTAATATTTCGCGTCCAGCGCTTTATGACCGATTCGTAAAATGCCAATGGCGTAAAACGAATCCGATGCCGGTCGCGAATAAACATTATGTTCCTGAAACGGAACCATGGATTCACGCATGGCGCGCGGGTAAATTTGCCCCCGGCGGGGAATTGTCCGAAAAGATGCGGATTATAGACGCGCCAGTCGGTAAATCTGATTACGACCACCCGACCGTAAAGCCCTTAAAGGTCATGCGGAAATGTATTATAAACGGATCCAATAAAGGGGACGTTATCATAGACCCATTCGCGGGAACGTCTTCGACCGGTGTCGCGGCCTTACAGCTTGGACGGTTATATATCGGTATCGAGAAAGACCCCGAATATTACGAAATATCCGTTAAACGATTACGCGGATGTTTAGCCGCCTTTGAAACGGGCGACATAGAAGAAAACCAATTTATTTTAATCTGACAGGAATTTAACACGATGGAAAAATTTACTTATGGAAGTGTTTGTAGCGGCGTCGAAGCGGCGACTGTTGCATGGGATCCGTTAGGATGGTCCCCAGCGTGGCTATGCGAATTTGACGCTTTCCCGTCCGCCGTCCTTAAACACCATTTCCCAAACGTCCCGAACTTGGACGACATGACAAAAATCGAAGAAAGGCCAGAATATAATGACCGAACAATTAACCTTCTTGTTGGCGGAACCCCCTGCCAATCCTTCTCAATCGCAGGACTTAGAAAAGGGCTGGATGATGAGCGCGGAAACTTGGCCTTTAAATATTGTCAAATTCTTAAAGAAAAACGGCCCCGTTGGTTCGTATGGGAAAACGTTCCGGGGGTATTATCAAATAACGGAGGACAAGACTTTGCCGCAATCCTTTCAGGGTTTCGCGAATGCGGGTATGGGTTCGCCTACCGAATTTTTAACGCTAAACATTTCGGAGTACCACAAGGGCGGCGCCGATTGTTTGTTGTCGGACATATTGCAGACTGGCGCCCTGCCGCCGCGGTATTATTTGAGCGCGACAGCTTGCGCGGGAATATTAAGACGGGCGACCAAACGCGCCAAGGATTTACCCCCGCCCCTACGGATTGCGCTAGAAAGCGTTATAAACCAATCGTCTTAGACCGCGCGGCATATAACCAAGGGGAAAACGCCCAGTTTGACCCTATGATAGAAGAAACAGAAACAGCGCCAGCGCTTGTAGCGCGCGGACCTTGCGCGGTACTGACATATCGAATGCAAGCCTTCGGCGAATATGTCGAAGATGAAACCGCCAGCACAATAAAAAACCGTGACCATAAAGACTCTACCGATTTAATTGTCGAATGGGACAAGGTCCGGCGTCTAACGCCTATAGAGTGCGAACGTTTACAAGGATTCCCCGACGAATGGACAAACATACCATGGAAAGGGAAACTCACGTCGCCCGATTCGCTTCGTTATAAGGCTATGGGTAATTCTATGGCGGTCCCCGTTATGCGGTGGATAGGTGAGCGGATCAAAACAATGGACGAACTTCTTAACAACTGACAGGAAAAGGAACTAAAATTATGTATCAATCACATAGTGACACAAGTAAAAATGCCTTTGCATTTAACAAAACGACCAATAAAAAACAGGCCGACAAGGTATTGGATGCCATTACCGACGCCGGCGTAACGGGAATTTCCGCGGGATGGTTATCCGATAAAATGAAAATACCTAATTCGACCATTGGCGCGCGCGTCGTGGAATTGGAAGAACGAGGGCTTATCGTTCGCCTTGAACGGACCGTTAATAACCCGTCAGGGACAAAAGCGAACGTCATTATCGCCAGCACGTTTAAACCCGCCGCCTTGAGCCGTGGCGATATTGTGCTACACCCGACCAGATACATAAAAAAGCGAAGTCATACGCTTACGGGATTGCCTTCGGACGCAAATCGCCTATTAGAAGAAATTCGCGACGCCTTGGACGCCGGTCGCTTTATTGGACCAGGTACCGACTGGCACAAGAGAATTAAGGCCCTTATAGGCGAAGCGTAAAGAAATTTAACACATGGTCCCCGACATGTTAAAAAATCGGGGAATTATTAAAATGACAGGAAAGACGGTTTAACGATGAATAAAGAATATTGGTACCCATGGAAACCGAACAAGTATAAAGGCGCGACAATGCACCTTACGGCCTTGCAGGACGGTATATATCGCCGCTTAATCGACCATTACATGGAAACGAAAGAACCGCTTCCCGACAATGACGACGCCTTGGCGCGAATTGCCGGCGTGACTGTGGATATGTTCGGGGATAACGCGGGGGTAATTCGAAAATTCTTTAAGTCGAACGGCAAAGGCCGACTAAAAAATAAAGAGTGCGACGACAATCTTCGAAAAGAAAAAAAGTTATCGCAGACAAAAGCCGAAAACGGGCGGAAAGGCGGAAAAAAGAAAGCCGAAAACCAAAAGGAAAAACAAGAGGTTACTAGCACCAGCCAAGAACCAGCCAAGCACCAGCATAGCAAACCCCTACAACAAAACACAACAGGACAAAACACAACAGTAGACAACAGTACGGAGTCCGACTCCTTCAAATCAATAAATAAAATCTCTAACTCTTTGATTCAAAATTTAAAGAGTTTTTCGCTTCGCTTGAATGATGAGGAGTTAGCAAGGGCAAAGGCCGCGGCCCCCGGATGGGATATATATAACCTTCAACGGCAATTTGAGGAAAGAGTCAATTCGGGCCAGTTTGAGCGCCCTAAGTCGCCAGCCGCGGCGTTCGTGGCATGGTGTAAATCATTCACCAAGGGAAATAAACCTTAACCCTTGACAGGAATCGACAAACGGTTTTTATTTAACCCAGACAGGAAAGAAAAACGATGTATAAAAAATCAAACACAATTCGAAAGATTGCGCGTACCGCAAAGTTAATTTTGCTTTCAGGGGGTGCATGTGTCGCCGTCCTTGCCCTAACGTATGCCGTGGGCCATGTATTTACCCGCGGGGTAATTGATTCCTTTGAGCGAAAAGGCGGGGTTTTCCTTACCTTTGAAGTCACGCCCAAAGTAAAAAAACAGGGGGTTGAATAATGGTTAAGGCTGGCGACGTAATAGCTGTATGGTTTTCATGTGGCGCGGCTTCTTTGATAGCGGCGAAAAAGACCATTGAGAAATATAGCGACATTGCCACAGTCCGCGTTATTAATAATCCTATTCAGGAAGAACACCCAGACAATCGACGATTTTTAAAAGACTCTGAAAAATGGCTGGGCGTAGAAATTGAAATAGCGGTTAATTCAAAGTATCCCGCGGCGTCTTGTGTTGAAGTCTGGGAAAAAAGAAAATTTATGTCTGGCCCGCGCGGTGCTATTTGTACCGTTGAATTAAAAAAAGCCGCCCGTCAGGAATGGGAATCAAACAATCATAGTGATTGGATTGTTTTAGGCTTCACCGCGGACGAAAAGATTCGTTCCGATAGATTTAAATTAACAGAACGCGACAATCTAATATCGGTTTTAATTGATGAAAATATTACAAAAGCCGATTGTTTTCGCATGATAAAAGAAGCGGGCCTAAAATTACCCGCAATTTATGATATGGGCTATCCTAACGCGAATTGTATAGGATGCGTCAAAGCAACGTCGCCGACCTATTGGAATCACGTTAGAGAACAGCACCCCGAAGAATTTCGGAAACGTGCCGAACAATCCCGCCAGCTTGGCGCTAAACTGGTCAGGGTAAAAAACAAAAGGATTTATTTAGACGAATTGGATCCGTCCGCAAAAGGAAGCCCATTAAAGAATATGGATTTTGAATGCGGTATATTTTGCGAGGAAAGATAAATTATGACCGAAGCATATCCGTTACAGTGGCCCGAAGGGAAACCGCGCAGTAAATACCATAAATCAGCCGCGTTTTCGCCGAAGTCATTCGGTATGGCCCGCGATTTTCTATTATTGGAATTAAGCCGATTGAAGGCGAAAAACGTCGTCATATCGTCCAATATTCCTTTGCGTCAAGACGGACTCCCTTATGCGAAATTTGCAATACCCGCCGACAAAGGAGTCGCGGTTTATTTCGAATATGAGGGTCAGCAAATGGCCTTTTCATGTGACCAGTGGGATAAAATCGAACATAATATTTATGCCATTGGTAAAACTATCGAAGCAATTCGCGGTATTGAACGATGGGGTTCGGGCGACATGATGCGCGCCGCCTTCCAAGGTTTTACCGCATTACCCGCGCCAATGACGACCCCAGTCTATCGCCAATGGTGGGAGGTTTTGGAAATTGACAGGGGCGAACACCCGGACACGGTAAAAGCGCGATATAGAACGCTTGCGCGCCGTTACCACCCCGATAATGGCGGGGATGCCGATAAAATGGCACAAATTAACGAAGCTTATGCAATGGCAAGAATGGAAAAGGGGTTTTAAAATGCGATATGATTCAGGTGAAAACGTCAGAATACAGGCCGTTAAAAACGGATATATATTAACCATGCGGTCAGAAATTCCGGGCGAACACATGGAAAGCCAAGCCCAGACTTTCGTTTTTAATTCGGCAACGGATATGGCGACGTTTATCGGTGAAAACTTTCCCGAACCGCCCGAAAAACCAGTTATTAAATTTTGGGATTTTAAATAATGGCTGGATATTTAAAATCGACTATCAATTTTGATGAATTGCAAAAAGATATTGACGCCGCCAAAGCGCTATCCGAAGCGAACCGCATTGATGCGGCTAAACTTGTTCTTGCCGATATGGCAAAAAAACTTAAAGAAGAAAGCGAAAAATAATGACTGAAACAGTAAATTTTAAATTTGCCCTTGGTATTAAAGCCCGCGACCGTGTAACAGGTCAGGAAGGTATTTTAGATATGCGCGCCGAATATTTGAACGGGTGCATTCGATATTCTTTACAGCCACAAATAAAGCCTGGTGACAATGAAAAGCGCCCCGATTCCTATTGGATTGACGAACAACAATTAGAAAAAGTGGACGACGGGATCAACGATAAACCCGTTATAAAATCCACGACGGGCGGACCCGTTGAATCGTCAGCGCGCGCCCGTATGTAATGGCAAATTATAAAAAGCCAGGCGCGGGCCGATACGGTACCAAAATAAAACAATTTACGAACGCCTTCGGAAAATGGGATTCAAAGGATGAATTTCGGCGGTTCCTGTTTTTGCAGGATTTAGAGAAAAAAGGCACCATTCAAGGGCTGGAAATTAAAAATACATGGTCTTTTAACCTTAACGGCGTCCATATCGGTAAATTTTCCCCTGATTTTGTCTTTAAGGTGGGCGCCCATATAGTCGTCGAGGATTTTAAGGGCGGTTTTGCCGTATCGCGTGACTTTCCGCTTCGTGTTAAGATGTTAAAGGCTTTTTATGGGCTTGACGTCATTATCGTAAAGAACGTTACCGAAATTAAGCATATAGAGGATTTACGGGTAAATTAACGAATGGTCGGGGATGGACTGCGACAAGGTCAAATATGTAAGCCAAGGACAAGCGACGAAGGCGGCAAAACGAATCGGTAAAATACTGGGCGGTCGGCGTCAGCGCGAATATTTTTGTCCGTCTTGTAAATGCTGGCACCTGACCACGCAAAAGAAACCAAATTTTAAGAAGGTTAATAAATGAGCAGATTCGGCAATAAATGTAATGTAACAGCCTGTAAAGAATTGCATGACGGGATTCCTCATTACTATTCAAAAGAAAAATATTGTCTATTTTGCGCGCGAAAAATTAACGAAGCAAATGCCCCTTATGGCGAAGAAATATTTAAATTAAAAGACATAGAAACGGGCCTTAAAGTTAGAAAAGAAAGAGATAATCAATGAAAAACATTAAATCGGCCTTTGAAAAGGTCATTATCGCCGGACATAAGCCGCGTGTCATTGCCGCGGTCGAATTGAAAAAGACTCATATCGCCCCACGGGTTCGATAATGCTATAATATCGTCATGGCCGACGGTATTCGCATAGACATTAAAACAAACGCAATGGACGCAAAGCATTTTTTTAATCGCTTGCACCGTTCGCAGTTACCCTATGCCATGTCCCGCGCCGTTAATAAATTGGCCTATGATGTTCGCGACGACGAACAAGCGGATCTTGATAAATATTTTAATATTCGTACGCCCTGGCTAACAAAGCGCGGGGCTATGCCTGTCATACGGTCGAACAAACGCCAAGCCCCCGACATTCACGCCATATTAGGCGTTAAAGATGCCGTCGCGGCGCAAGCGGCTATCGGTGGCAAGCGTCCGAACGCCGGCGGTGGGGATATGGCTATTCCATTATCCAATGCAGGGCAGGGGCAAAGCGCGCGTTCTATCCTTAACCCCCGTAACCAGACGTTACCACGGTCGAAATGGCCGACGAATATCGTCAAGGAACGCAAGGCCACTACGACACGCCGCCGCGGTCGTGCGTTAAAGCCTAAGCCGTTCTATATGGAATCAAGGTCAGGCCGTAAGTTTGTCGCGCTTCGTTCGAGTACGTCCCGTCTTCCTTTGCAATTCCTTTATGAGTTTAAAAAGGATGCCGATATGCCTAAGTCATGGCCCTTGGTTGATAACGTTCGTCGTTACGTTGCAAGTAATTATGACAGCGTTCTATCGTCCGAGATAGCTAAGGCCATTCGTTCAAGTAAGTATTAGCCAGCGCTTCCCTTCTGTATTACACTTATACGATAACAAGGGCTTCTGACTGGTGCTAGGGGGTAGCTACCCCCACCCCCCACCCTTTAGGTTCTTTGTAAACTCTAGGCTATGCGGGTGCCGCGCGAGCGCGTTTAATGTCTAGTGTGTAACTTTTTTTTTGTGTAGCGGAAAGGGAATTGATTATATGGCGAAAAATAAGAAAAACGATAAAAGTCTTCCCGCGAATTTCGTCCAAAAATTGGAAATGTGGCCCGTCAAGAATTTGAAGGAATACGAACGAAATAGCCGCACCCATTCAAAAGAACAAATCGCCCAGATAGCGGCGTCAATTTCCGAGTTTGGTTTTAACATGCCAATTCTGGCGGAATCGTCTGGGGACATTATCGCCGGTCATGGCCGTTTGATGGCGGCGCGGTTATTGGAACTTGACGAAGTGCCGGTATTAATCGCCGACCACATGACCGAGAACCAAAAGCGAATGTATATAATCGCCGATAATAAACTGGCGCTTAATGCTGGCTGGGACGATTCTATTCTTGCCGCGGAATTATTGGATTTTGAAAGTTTGGGTCTTAACCCCGAATTAACGGGTTTTGATGCGCTGGAATTAGACCAGCTTTTAGAGGATTACAGATTAGACGAAGAAGACGACCAGCCAGAGCAAGAACCCGCCGTTCCTAAAATCGACGAACCGCCAGTTACCGCGCTGGGTAATGTTTGGATATGTGGAAACCACCGAGTTTTATGCGGAACGCCGACAAAGTCGGAAAATGTTAAAACAATATTACAAGGCGAAACGCCCGACCTTGTTATCATATCCACGCCGGCGGACGAAGTAGCAAATATTAATTATAAAAATTATGAAAAAGATTTTAAAGAAGCGGCATTATTCATATTTAAAGGCAATTTATTTAATAATTTACCCGCCGGAAACGAATGGATTGTATGGGATAAAACCCGAAAAGGTTCGGATTTTTCCGATTGTGAATTGGCTTGGACTTCAATTAAAGGGGGGATCGTGTCGAAATATATCGGCACCCGTGAACATGACGAAGAAGGGCCAGACATTCAAGACCAAAAACCCGCCGAAGTTTACGAAAAGATTTTAAAGCGTTTTCCCAAAAAGGCGCCAGCCTTGGAACTATTCGGCGGTATTGGTAACGGTCTTATCGCCGCCGAAGGAACAAAAAAATCATATCGCTTTATAGAGTTAGACGCCGCCGCGGTGGACGCCGCCGTTATTAATTGGCAGAATGAAACGGGGCTTAAAGCCATACTGGAAGAAACCGGGGAAACATTCGGTCACATATACGGAAAACGTCGCAATGCCTAAAAAAAAAGAAAATTTATTATCAACTAAGGAGTTTGGCGACAAAGTCGGCGTAAATGACGCCCGTATTCGCGCGGCTATTAAATCGGGAATATTGACGCAATCCGTAAAGAAGGTCGGCGACAAGGGCGGACGTTATAAAATTGACGAAGAAAAAGGCATTCAAGAATGGAAGGACAATATCGACCCCGCAAAACAACGGGATCCAAAAAAACAAAATGAAACCCGCGAATTAAACGCGGACAGTAACGGCGGGGGTATGAGCCATTACCAAAAGGCAAAGGCACATAAAGAGTTTTTCGCCGCGAAGCTGGCGGAATTGCAATATCAAGAAAAGGCGGGGAAGCTGGTACCCGTGGACATGGTCCGCGCGGAATGTTTTCGTATATCCCGCCGCGTTCGTGATTCTATGCTGGCGGTTTCTGACCGCGTGGCGTCTGAACTGGTAAATATGGACGACCCCCGCGAAATATCAATTTATATAAAGGAACAAATCGCGATAGCGCTTAAAGACCTGGAGTCCATGAATCATGTCGGAAAGCCAAAATAGCGCCCCGTCGTATTTATGCGACATACGCCAAGCCGTTACCGGTCCATTCCTTCGGGGCCTTGCGCCTGACCCTATACACCTGACCGTATCACAATGGGCCGACCAATACCGATTCTTATCGTCCAAAGCGTCGTCCGAACCTGGACGGTGGCAGACGTCCCGAACCCCATATTTGCGCGAACCTATGGACTCGCTTTCACCGTCTGACCCATGCGATACCGTGGTTATGTTATTCGGTTCGCAGTTAGGTAAAACCGAAACGGGTTTAAACTGGATAGGGTCAATTATTGATATTGCCCCCGGCCCTATGCTTATGGTTCAACCGACCGACGATATGAGCGACAAAGTCGTAACGCAACGCCTTGACCCAGCTATCGCCGACGCGCCCCAATTATCCGAAAAGGTAGCGACGAAGAAAAGCCGTGACGGTGCAAACAGCATGAATGCAAAAGAATTTCCCGGCGGGATATTGCTATTCACTGGGGCAAATACTGCCGCGGGCTTGGCGTCTATGCCTGTCCGTTATTTGTTCCTTGATGAAGTGGACCGCTATCCGCAAGACGTTAAAGGCGAAGGGGATCCCGTTACACTGGCCCGCGCCCGTACCCGAACATTCGGAAATAATAAAAAAATATTGATTACGTCCACGCCGACCGAGGAAGGAAGTAGCCGCGTAGCGTCTGAATATGAATTAACAGACCAACGCGAATATTATGTTCCATGCCCTGACTGCGAAGAATACCAGACATTAAAATTTGATCGCCTGATATTTGAAAAAGAAAACGACAAGCGTATCGAGGGCGAAGAACCGACCGACGTTATGTACGCTTGCGAACATTGCGGGTCTTTGATTCCTGAATATAAAAAAACGTGGATGCTGGAACGTGGCGAATGGCGCGCCAAACAGCCGCACCGTAAACGTAAAAAAGGCTATTTCCTTAATTCGCTTTATTCCCCGTTGGGGATGTATTCATGGTCCACGATAGCCGCCGAATTTATGGACGCTATGAGCGCTTTAAGAAAGACGAAGTCCGTCGCCTTGTTAAAGACGTTCGTTAATACCGTTCTAGCCGAAACATGGAAAGAAAAAGGCGACGCGCCAGACTGGGAACGCCTATATCGTCGTAAATCAGATTATGAAGCGGGGATATGTCCGCGCGGGGTTTTGTTCCTGACCGCCGGCGTCGATATTCAGCGCGACCGTATCGAATTGGAAATAGTCGGATGGGGTCGCGGTAAGCGTACCTGGTCGATTGATTACGATGTTATTCCCGGCATGACAAACGACCCCGAAACATGGAAAAAACTTTGGGCGTATCTTGAACGGGTATTTCCCGTCGAAGGGTCAAATATGAATATTCCTATATCGCAAATGGCCGTCGACTCGTATGACCAAACGCA